TTGCAAGCTGGTGACTTGCTCATCTATCTCCTTGAGTATTGCTCCATATTCATTCATTCAGTTTCCTTGTTTGAAGGTTGTTTTAAATTGTCCTCATGTTTCTTGAGGTCTGCTGCTATTTTGATGGCATTAAGTTGACGTGTATCTTCAACCTGTTGTTTGTTATGGGCTGCATTCACACCAATCTTCATGCCTTCAATTTTAGTTTTAGTAGCAAGTGCTGCTTTCTCAGCTTGAGCTTTATAACCTACTTGCATACCCGCAATTTCTTTTTGAGCTGCAATACGTTGTTTTTCAATCTCAAGTTGATCTGCTTTACCCGCAGCATCTAATTGCATCTTACGCATCTTGATGTCAATCTCCTGCGCTTTTAACTGTAGCTCTTTCATTTGCATCTGGATCACTGGATCATTTGCGGCTTGTTGCGCTTGTTGTGCAGCAACAGCAGTTTGATTTTGATTGAGTAAGTTTTGAGCAGTAGGAACAGCCATACGAGTAATAGCCATTTCTTGTTCTGGTGTAAAGCCAGCATCTGGATCACTACTAAAGTCAGGTATAGACATACCCATACCTTGTTCCATTTGACGTTTATACTCAAGACCTACGTGCTCTGTGATATGTGCTTGCATAGCTTGCATAATCATAGGCGCTTGTGGGTTTTGACCAATGACCTGTTTAATTTTAGGATCATTCATAGCTGCCATATGAATTTGAATATGGGCTTGGTGATCTTGGTAAGGGAAAGCTTTTAATGGTTGATTCTTGAGAGCATTTACGTTTTCAGTTACAGGATCTAAAGGCTTCATATCATCAGGCATTGGAATAAGCTTTTCAGCATTCTTAATACCTAATACATCTAACATTTGTCTATGTAAGTATGGAAGATTATAAAGCTGTGGAGCAGTTTGTGATAACTGTAAAGCCGCTTGATATTGAACAACCTTTTGAGACATCGTAGCTGCGTTTGGATCTGATACTGGAATGATATTAACCATTGAGTAATCAGCTTTACGTGCTGTACGATCACCACTAGAAGGTTCATATGAATAATCTTCTGGTGCATAATCAGCAATAATCTTTTTAAGTAACTTTAATTCAGACTTAAATGAAAAGTGCATACGAGCTTGAATAGCACTCATCACTTTTAATGTACGTTCTAAGATAGCTAATGTTGTGCCAACAGGACTGTTAGAAGACATATCAGCTACTTTTAAATCTCCAGCTGAAGCAAAACGTCTACCTTCGTCAATGATTTGATTGAGTAACGTCATTAAAGTCTGGCTTGGTTCTTTATATGGCAATGGCATGATGTTGTCTTTCATCACACCGCTTGGAACGTCTACATCACGGAATTCACCTGGAGCAATTGGTGTATCATCACCTTTGACTCTGAGGCCACGGGTCTTAAATCCACCTGGAAGATTTGCAAGTGATCCAGCGTCAACGAGTTGTCGTAATATGGATGTGCCTGATTTAGCAAAACTTCCAATCAGATGGATAAGTCCAAAAGCGTAAACACCAAAACCTGGAATGTATGGATAGTGAACAAAGTGCTGACGTTTTTGGAATGTATCATCATCTGGCTCCCAGTTACGTCTAATAGATAAAACAGTATTGCTACCTTTTTCTAATGTCACAATGTATGGAAGTTGAAGTGCAGTAGGATTACCTTTTTCATCTGTATGTTCATAACCTGGAAGATCAAGATCAACTTGCATCTCTAACAACTTGTATCTTGAATCTACTGTTGCACGGAAGCCTAACTTCTCTGCAATTTTCTTTTCAACTTCATCTAATGTATTTTGTGGGTCACCTAAATCTACATCTCTATAAAAACCGGCAAGTTGAAGTCTGCGTAATTCATTTTCAGTCTTACGCATCACATGGGTTACACGCTCTGCTGTTTCAATGTTAGCCGCACCATATGGTAATACTAAATCTTCTGATGGAACATAAACTGAAATCTGACGATCAAGTCCTGGATCAAAGTAGACCTTCTTAAATCCGTTACCAGATAAAGCTACACCCCAGTAGTTTCTTTCTTGTTCAGATCTAAACTCACTCATCTTTTCAGTGAGTTGAAAATTCATATCCGCTACGACACGTTCCATAGCTTCTTTTTTCTCAGGTGTTTCTTTACCAATGATTTCACCTTTGACTGGACCTGCCGCAGGGAAAGTTTCCATAATAGTTTCAGATTGGAAACGAGTTACGGCTTCAGCTAGAATAGGATGATAAACGCCACAAGCACCTTCCCATGGTTCATTACGTTCTTCAATCTTAAGACCTAGAAGTTCCAAACCATCTACATAGGTTTGCACCCAGTCTTTTCTTGAATCAACGTCAGCATCAAAATCCCCAGCAAGATCTCCCGCTATTTGTGCTAATACGCCTTCATTAATATCTTCAGCTAAGTTCTTTCCAAAATCTTCATCCACACGTTCTTTTTCAATGTGAATGTCTGCATCTGCTGTATGAATATCTACAGCTTCCGGATCATGGATTTCAATTTCCACAGGTTGCTCATCAATAGCTGGTAAACCTTGTGGTGCTTCGTATAATGCTTTTTCTATAGCCATATTAGTCCTTATCTAAAAGCGGGTCCTATTGACCATGCCACTGCAGTATAACGGGTTCCATTCGTCACTTCAGTCACACGGTGTAGTAAAACCGATGGGAAAACAATAATGCTACCTTTGGATAATTTAGGTAGTGGGTTTTTAATATCCTTTAATTCTAACATACCACCTGAGTATTCGGTGGGTTTAGACAGTAATAATACAGCACTTAGCTTCCTTTGCATATTGTTTTCGTCAGGATCGTATGAATCTACGTGCCAATCATAATGGCTGCCAGTGGTGTATTTGCCTATTTGAACAGGCTCAATATAGCCAATATGGTAGTTCCAAACCAAAGAATTAGCTAAATGTATATAAGTTTGCATGATACAACCTACCACTGAAGTAGGTTCATTGAATACAATCTTGGTATTTCTCATAGCAGGATTGGTCCATGTCTCACCTTCTTTCATGAATCCACCTTCAAAAGCCTTATTCATTCCTGCTTCTTTGATAATAAGATCACACATCTCATGAGAGATAGCGTTGTCTCTTACCCAATATCTGGTCTTAATAATAAGCTACTCTCCTTCTAAATTCTCGTGGCTCATCTGGTTCATCACTTGGAAGTGGAATAAACCCGCCACGTCTAAATCTTAATAGGGCTTGGGTTGTTGAGTCCACCAAGTCATCGTGATCTGAGTTTGGGAAAGCAGCTAACTCTTCTATGACTTCTTCAGCCCACCTTTTTCTTGGTGCCCAAACTTTGCCTGATGCAAATAAATCAGATACTGAATTCATACGTGATATTTTATCATTACCACGAGTTGGCGTAAACTCTTGAACAGGAATACCCATACGTCTTAATTCAAAGATCAATGGTGCACCTGAAGCCTTAGCTTCCACAATAAACGCATCAGGCTGCCATTCTTGATACATCTCCATAGCACGGCCTTTGAGTTCAGGAAACTCCATACGTTCTTTTAAAGCGTCCAACAAAATAATATTTGGATCATGAGGATTCTCATCTTTGAAAAATACTCCCCAAGTTGTACATGCTGAATAGTCAGAACGTTCATTCTTAGTAAACGCAGTATCCCATGACTGGATAATAAAATCACATGGGGGAGGGATTTCTTTTTCCCATACATTCCACCACTCACGTTTAACAATAGCGCCTTCTTCAGAAGTAGGATCTTGTTGATATTGAGCTTGCCATTTAGATAACGGCAACTCTGTACGTAATTTATCTAACTCATCATAAGACCAAAACTCTGGCCATAAAGGTTTTTCATTTGGAAGAATAGCTGGAAGTTCAATAATCTCCCATTCATCTCCGTCACGGTCTACCATGGCTTGAAGAATCTTACCCGTTAGATCACGCTTAGCCCAACGAGTCATCACGACTACAATAGAGCCTCCTGGTTGTAAACGTTGACGTGGACCTGAGGTATACCACTCGTACACCTTATCAAATACGCCAGGATCTCCTGCGGCTAATGCGGCTTCTTGCTCGGAATGCGGATCGTCAATAATGAGAAGATCAGCGCCTTTACCTGTAACAGTACCACCCACACCAATAGCAAAGTACTCACCATTAGCATTAGTACTCCAACGACCAGCAGCTTTAGAGTCAGATCTAAGGGCAACGTTTGGGAATATTTTGGCATAGACTTCAGAGTCTACCAGGTTTCGGACCTTACGTCCAAAGCCCACAGCCAACTCTGCTGTATTAGAACATTGGATAATCTTCTTATTCGGAAACTTGCCTAGATACCAAGCAGGAAGTAAATAAGATGCAAACTCAGACTTAGTATGACGAGGAGGCATGTTAATAATAAGACGCTTAGTTTTTCCATTTGCTATTTCCTCAAATTTTTTAGCCATCAAAGCATGATGACGTCCATCAATAAAGACCGGCCACATGGTATGCACAAAAGACAAAAAGTCATTTTGACCTTGCTCACGCAAGACCGCAGCTTCATATGCCTTCACCTGTTCCCATATGGGAGCTTGTTCAGACTCCGGAAGTAACTTAACGAGTTCTTCTATTTCATTCATCTCTCAAACCTAGCTTTTAATCGTTTATATTTTGCATACCAATATGCATTACTATTCATTACTCTCATAGGTCTTCTAAAAACGCCACGCACTATTTTGAAGCGGTTATTATACGGCTTCATTAAATATGTCATACCTAATACTTCTCTATTCAAGATTACGTAACCTCATATAGGCAGGACGAATAGAACGGGCACGACCCTTAACCCCTTTACAGATACCTAAATCCACTAACGCCCACATTTTCCGTGAGACATTACCACGGCCCTTTTCCCCCGTTAGTTTCATGACATCATCTATAGATGGGCCAAAACCAAACTCTTGCCACCAAGATTCTATAATCATAT